CCATGGTATCTAGAGTCGCAAGTTTTGCTAGATGATGGTAGCGCGACTCCATGGGGAATCATTGGCCGCTATCGCACAAGAAAAGGCGCGATTCATGTGGGAATGATCATGCGGGAAAGGGGCGAGTCCATATCATGGCCGGGAAAGGCGATTCGTATGGGCTTGGCAATGGTAGAGTCTTGTTGACTAATCTGCATAAAATGCATATAAATTGAGTCGTCCCACAACGGGCACACACAACGGAGTCGCTATCATGATCAAGTTTCGGAAAATTGGCGGGATTCGCTTTCTTGCTATCGGGCGCCTGCGGATTAGCTTTTGCTTGGCAAGTAAGGCTAGGCCGGAAACAATGCGCCAAGCTAAGCTTTTGAAAGAGCCGGGCTTGCATAGCGATAAGATGCATATCGGTTTTGGTATCATAGCGCGCTAATGGGAGTCCTTGCCATGCAATACGGTGACAAGCGAAATTATAAAAAGATAGACTTGTTTTGCAAGCATGAAGGCAAAACAGGGGCGGATCAGTTTTTGAATAGCTATGTTGGTTCTACAACATGGGCGCGCAATTTGAAGGTAGCGCGTGAATATATGGCGGAAAAACTTGGAGTCGATCCGTCTAGGATTGTTGCCGTATATGCATAAGCTAAACAATGGAGTCGCGCTATGAAAATGAAACCTGAGCACTATTTCCATGTTCGCAATTGTTTTGAGCAAAGCGCACATTGGATTCCCATGATACGGGAAAGCATAGCTAATGAAAACAAGGCGAAAGATCATGATAAGCGCTTGCGGTGGGATATGCTTTACACTGTAGTAGGTTCTAGATGGATATGCGACAATCTCTATTCATACCTAGACGACTCCCATATCGACTCCGCATTGCGCGATATTATGCGTCAATTTGATGCGCCACCTAAGTATGTATGGACTCGTCATCCCATAGGCGTCTTTTGACGTAGCCTAAACAATAGCCGCGCCAAGGTAGCAATCAAGCCCGGTTAATAGCCGGGCTTTTTTGTGCGCACATGGTTTAACACAAGCTAGGCTTTAATCGTTTGGCCTGGAGCTATTGCCGTGATTAAGTTGCGTAGGATTGGATTAGAAGGCCATGGGCGGCTTTTAAGCTTGGCCGGTGTATAGGTAGCGCGCCCCTTAGACTTGGCCGTTTTCTTGTTTTGTTCTCAGGGGCTTATGTGCTATAGTGTCGGCAATGGGAAGCGCGCTTTGCTTGTGATACAATCCCTTGACTCGCCGTTCACATGGCCGGGAAAGCAAAAGGGGAATCACATGACAAGCCAAGGCGATAGCAAAGCGCAAGGGAAGCCCAAAGCCCAAAGGGAACGCAAGGCCTATAGCATGGGACAATTGCGGGAAACACTGCAAGGCGCAATCCCGGATATCAAAGCCAAAGCTAAAGAGATGAATAGCCCCAAGAGGCGCAAGCCATATAGCAGGGAAGCTTTCACTAGGGTTTGCGAGCGCATGGCCGGTGGAGAAACGACAAGGGAAGCGCTAGACAAAGAGGGACTCGCGCCTTCTACATTTTACCAATGGATGGAAAGGGAAGACGGGGAAGGCGAGCAATTGCGGACGCTATTCGGGCGCGCGCGCATGATGCTTGCGGAGTCCGCTTTCGGGGAAGCGCTTTCCCGTTCCCGTGATCTGCTAAGGGAAGGCGAGATAGATCAGGCAAGAGTCGGCGCAACGCGACTCCTTGTCGATACGCTCAAATGGTATGCGGAGCGCTTGAACCCTAGACAATATGCGATGCAACGCATTGAACCCGTTGCGCAAACGGTCAACCATGTGACTAACAACTTGACACTAGACGCGCGCGCTTTGGACGGGACACAACGGGAAGCATTGCGCGCAATGATCACGCAAGCCCGTGACGCAAAGACAATCGATGGCTGACTTGACCTTTGCATTTCCAGGCCGCCGGGTTTGAGGTCCCTCAACCAGACCGACCCTATAGGCCCCCTAATAGCTGCCGCCCCCGGCTACGGTTCCGTAACCGCTCCCCTGCTATATGCCCCAACATACGGATCTATATGCCCTGTCCAATGTACATGTTTCACGTGAAACATTTTGGCACCCCCCCATAGTTAGGTTCCCTCCTAACTACCTGTGACTATCCTATCCCCTGAAAGCATAGGTATACCCCTCCCCCTACCCTCCCCGGTAGTAGGTTCCCTCCTATAGGGTCCTAGCCATGTGTTTCACGTGAAACATTATGCGGGTTGGACGCTACCCCAACTGTCTTGGCTTCCCGGCCAAGCTGCTATCACCCTGCACACATGCGTCTTCGCTGTGCCGCCGCATATCTAATCATTTCAATAGTTTACATCACTTTGGTGGGGGAGGCAATGGCATCCAGTGGGTAGGCCATTTTACAAACCCGCACCAAGGTTCTTCCGATTCATCAAATTCATCATGCCAACCAAGCACAGTAATCTTTCCATCAGTCACCAAAATATTTGTCCCGTCCTTGGGTGCCGTCTCTATAGGGTGCCAGCTACCATTGAACCGGGGCTGGTATAGCCCATAACGCTTTAACGCCGCCTTCATGCCGTCAACGCTCTTGCCGTAGTGCAGGGCCACCGTCCGGTAGCTGCCGCCCTTGGCCAACATTTGCGCAGCTTCTGCCAAGCGCTCTTTGGTCCAGAAGTACCCCTCATCCCGCTTTTCCTTGGTGGGGACTGCCGTAGATACAATTGGTGCGCCTAACTCAATGTTGATAGCCCTAGCCAACGCATCAATGATCTTGGGGCCGCACCCAGCAGCAAGCCGCCACTTTGCAGGGCCGTCAACTACTACATCCCACATAGTAGGTTCTACCCAAGAACCATTTTGGTAATGGCGCAACAGCCCGCATACCCGCCGGTTAATGCTGTACGGGCCAAAGTCATGCCGGGGCGAGTCCTCAAGGGTCACCATGAAATCCCCAACGGCCATGCTTTTAAGTTTTGCTTCAAAGTCCATTTGATCCCCCTCAGGATGTTTCACGTGAAACATTTGGAGTCCGTTGCCCTTTTTGCAGAGCGCCTATCTCTCGATGTAACTGGCACGGGCAAACACCAGCAGGATGTTTTGGTGGGCTGGACGGGCTCCCAGCATCTTGAGGTCCCATAGCGCTATGGGGTCTCACCGGCCTTCCCGGCCACCGGATAGAATATACCATACCCCCTATTTTTTTGCAAAAACATACTAGCATGATTTGCAGATGCGTCTATATTATTTTTAGCCAAACACATCCCATGAGAACCCATGACAACGCTCAACCTTGACGGCCAGCAAATTGACATTGAGCGCCAGCTCATGGAACTGGACAGGGCTGACTGCGAAGACAGCCTTTACACATTCTTGAAGCATTCATGGAAACACATTGACTCGTCACCCTTCACTGAGGGTTGGCCCATTGAAGCCATAGCTGAGCATCTTCAGGCAGTTGCTGATGGTGAGATCCGCCGCCTTATCATCAACATCCCGCCGCGCATGGGTAAGTCCTCCATTACCTCCTGCGCTTTCCCTGCATGGGTATGGGCGCAGCCATGGCGTACCCCAACCAGTGGGCCTGGTGTCCAGTTCCTGCATGCTTCCTACGCCCAGCAGCTTTCCCTGCGTGATTCGGTAAAATGCCGCCGCCTTATTGAAAGCCCATGGTACAGGGAACTTTGGGGCGAACGGTTCAAACTAACCTCTGACCAAAACACCAAAGGACGTTTTGACAATGACCAAAATGGCTCGCGCCTTAGCACGTCCGTTGGTTCGGCGCTTACTGGCGAAGGCGGATCTATTATTGTGGTCGATGACCCTAATGCGGCCCAAGAAGCCTTCTCGGAAGCAACTATTGCCGCGACCATCGAATGGTGGGACTCTGCGCTCTCGACCCGTCTCAATGACCCTAAGACGGGAGCGTTCGTTGTTATCCAACAGAGACTTTCAGAAGAAGATCTCACGGGTCATATTACGTCCAAAGACGAAGGCGAGTGGACGCACCTCTGCCTTCCCATGCGCTACGAATGGCAAAGGCACAGTTATACGTCGATAGGTTGGAACGACCCTAGAGGTTGCGACGACAACGGCAATTCTTTGGTTGAGGTTACAGATGAAGGTGACCGTGTTGCCATCAGCCCTGAGGCACAGGTTGAGCTAGGCGACCGTGAAGGCACATTGCTTTGGCCAGATCGTTTTGGTGAAACCGAAGTTATGATCCTTGAGAAACAACTTGGCCCGTGGGCCGCAGCCGGTCAGCTTCAACAACGCCCAGAACCAAAGGGGGGCGGCATCATTAAACGGGAATGGTGGAAACCTTGGGAGGCAACCAGCTTCCCATCCATGGATCTGATAATTGCTACTTTGGACACCGCATATACGTCTAAGACCCAGAACGATCCGTCCGCGATGAGCGTATGGGGCGTGTTCAGTGATGAAAACTCCGGTTCAGCACAAGCGCCCGGCCATGCAGGAAGCAGGGGCGGTGACCGAGTTACCTATGCCCGCAGCTATGTAGATGAAGCGCCAAAGGTCATGCTGATGTACGCATGGCAAGGAAGGTTTGAACTTCACGATCTTGTCCTGAAAGTCTCTGAAACCTGTCGGATGATGAAGGTGGACACTCTTCTCATTGAAAATAAAGCTGCCGGTCATTCCGTAGCCCAAGAAATGCGCCGCATGTACGGTGGCGAGCGTTTTGGTGTCCATATGTACGATCCTAAAAGCCAAGACAAATTGGCCAGGCTTTATTCTGTCCAACATTTGTTTGCCGAAGGGCTGGTCTATGCGCCCCTTAAACAATGGGCAGAAATGGTTATTACTCAGGTTGGCCAGTTTCCTAAAGCCAAGCATGACGATTTGGTTGATACCGTAAGCATGGCCATGCGCCATCTGCGCGATACGGGTGCAATCATGCGCAACGACGAGTTTCAATTGGGAGTTGACGATAGCTTGGCTTTTAAGGGCAACAATCAGTGGGAGCCGCTCTATCCAGTTTAGGCTTCTTCCTGTAATATCTCCTAACTTACCAAGGATTTACCATGGACCAAGTACTTGCCAGCGCAGTTGTAGATGCTATCAAGCCCGCAACGGCTGTAGCAATTGGAAATTATCGCGTTGAGGTATGGGGTCAGCCGCCTTATGACTATGTTCGCATCTATGAAATCATGGCAAAATCAGATACTGTAGCCGCACAGGAAGGCATCCAGCGCTTCGTCAAGGAGATGGAAGCTATGGGTACACCGAAGGAATAATCTCCATGC